CTCCACCACCGCCACCAACGCCACCTCCCCCGCCGCCGCCGCCACCACCGCCGCCATGTGGAGGAACGGCAAGCCCGCCAAGTCCGGAGCTAATTTGTTCAGTTAAAGCGGCCATTTCCCGAAGGCGTTGAATTGCCTCGTTGTCGTCAATACTGACTTTTATATTTGTCTCTTGCATCTTACCTGCCCTTAAAAAGCTGCTGTTCAGCTTCGTCTATCCATTTAACACCGGTTTTTGCCGGTTGATCTGCTGTTAATTTGTTTAGATGTTCGGGCCGCGCTTTTGTAAATTCCTCGTCGCTCATTTCAAGTAAGACACGTTCTAAAACCGAAGCTGGGTGCGCGTTGGGAATAATGAGATTTAATTCACAAGGGCTCAACTTCGGGAACGTCTGACGCTGTAATGCGAACAAGGGGCTTTTTCTCGTCCTCTGGGCTCTCAGCCATGTTGAAGCGAAAAAAAGCGCTCTCATGCGCTATCACCCCCTCATACACTTGAAATAATAAAGGGTCAAAGCGCCCTATCCAATGATCAAGCCATTCGGGCGGGTCAAGTAGTGCCTGCGCACATGTCGCTAAAGCCCATACTCGCATTTTTGCCATTGTCGGCAATTCGTCATAAGCCACCGGCGCGGCCAACTGTACGCAAGCTCTGTCCCGTAAAAGCTTTTGCTCCATTGTCAAAATACGAGATACAACCGCCGCTTTTAATGTCTGCCCCCCAAGATCAAACTCAATATGTAAAACTCGCTCTAATCCTACAATTTCTTGCTCTGAGTTAGATGTATCTTGTTTTTCTGCATTGGTTTTAATCTTGGTTAGCATAGATCACCTGTTTCTATTCAGTAGGGTATTTTAAACGCCGCACCTCAAAAGATAGATTCTCACTGAAAATTGAAGCGCTGTCTACTCTAAAGTTTCTTGTAGTCGGTCTGCAACCTTGTAGTAAGACTATTTGCTCACCGGTATTCTGATCAATGACTGCAAAGTCAAGACCACCGGCGCTTAAAATGTCGTTTGTGTCGCCAATTTGCCATGCGCCATAGTTTTCTAAAGGCTCTCGCTGAATACGGATAGCATCTACACTCATTGTCGCTGTACGTCGAACCGGAATAATCTCTTGCGAGTCTATATCCCCAATGACATCTACTCTTTGAGTTTGAATGTTCTCAGACACATTAACACCCGTTGCCCAGCCTACTTCCTGACCGGTCGCACTTAAAAAAACTTTACAACTTGCGCCGCTAATTCCTTTTGCCATTTTCTAACTCCTTTTATGCTGAAATACGTTGTGCAATTGCTGTGACAGTGACAAAGTTTAAGGGCTCAACCGGTGCAACTTCATAGCTGACGGCTACTTCATCGCCTAAATCTTCAAGCTCAATGTTCTGAAATGCTTTTATAATGCCGTCCGTGACTTGTGCTGTGAGTCTTGTATTAACTCGGCCACTGATAAGGCTCAATTGGCTTGCTCTTGTCGGACGTCCAATTTGGTCAGCTAATGACTGTCTTATATCTCTTAACGACGCTAAAATGCTTTCGTAAGTGCTAATCTCTGAATAAATCGGATTATTATCTGTCATGTACGTTGTAATAGAACGCTCAATTTTCAGACCTAAATTATCGGCATTAATAAAGACAGTACCAGACCTAAGTGCTTCTTCTGCGTCTGAGTAATTATCCCACTGTTGGCTCACTGAGAGCAAGCGCGGACGTTTGCGCGTCAAGGGTTCTCCGATGTCAGACCCTGCTTGCATACCGGCAAGAATCAAAGCAAGGTGCTTGCTGTTGATTGATCGGCGGGCCCCCTTTGGGTCAATGAGCTCTCCGCTTTGGCTTGTAAGCGCAATACCGGCATTGTTCAAGCTCGCTGCTCTAGTACGGACTTGAGCTAGTGTTGAATTGCTATCAATTGCTGTGTACGCTTGTCGCTCATAGCCTGCTTGGCCTGCGGCCTGTAAGTGTGCCGCCAAAAAGGATTGTGAGCTCAAATCATCTGTAAAGAGCACAACTATTTGAATGTTCTTATTTTCAATAGATCTTAGCGCTGCTTCATAATCTGTTGTTGCGCCTTGTGCACCACCGGTTGCAGTCACGCTTGTACTACTAAAAGAGCTTGCTGTACTTGAGTTGTCAATTTCACTTGTCACAAGATTAGATCGTAAAAGCTCTTGTGTTAAGAGATAAGCCGGCGCTTTTACTTCGTATGTTGCCGCGTCTGCAATTGTCTCACTTACATAGTCAATGCTCCCTAGTGCAATGCTGCTGGGCTCAATCAAAAGTGCGGTGATGTCGGCTACTGTATTTAATAAATTAACAGCGCTCTGTAAATCGGGCGCTTCGGTTGAGTCAAAACTGATTAATGTCCCGTTGCCGTCTGTCAATGTCAAAGTGCCTTCTTCAATGGTCAAATCAACATCGCCGCCGGTCCCGTTCTCAACACTCAATAAAGCAGTATTTTCAATCTCAAACTGCTCTGTGAGCCCATTACGGTTCAAGCTTAGCTCATGCTTTGCGCCGGTAATTGCGAGAGTAGCAGTAAGTCTATTTGCTTTTAATCCGTAAATTTTAGAGCTTAAAGTTAAAGGTCCTAGATCAATTGTGCTTTTTGTACAATTTTCTCTTGCGTTTACGATACTTAATGAAGCTGCGCCAAAGTTAGCGTTAGGGTCATCACTTGGATTAAATGCTAACTGAGCTAAAAGTGAGAGCTCACTGTCTGTTGAATCATAAGCTGTCATTGATCGGCGCGAGAAAAAACTTGTAGGTTCGGTACTGCTAAAACTTGCAAAGTCGCCAACAAGTGCAATATTTCCGCTTTCAATGTCACCTCCGGCAAGGGCGGACGCATCAACGCGGGTATAAATAGCGGGTCTACGGGTTCGGGGGAATCCGGTACTGTTTAAAATGGTAGGCATCACAAATCTCCTTTGCCTGTATTATATCATTAAAGCTCAAACTGAGATAGCTCTCACTCGTCCCTCTGGTGCAAGTGCTAGTGTAAGCGGTCCTAGTAGCGTGTCTGGTCTAATTGTCGCGCTTTCGTCTTGTATCATTGCTTCTAGGCTTAATCGTTGTATAAAAATGCCTAATTCTTCGGCGGCTAAAAGCTCATGCGCATCCAACTCATCTAAGCTACTCATCATATAACTCAAATAGCCATTTGCTAAAAAATCTGATCTGAATCCTTGTAGTATTTTATATACTGTTTGAGAGAGCACATCACACACATCTGAACCGGCGGCCATGACTTCTATTTTGGCCTCTTGTCGTGAAATCGTGGACTCTTTGCCGTTTGCTGTTCCCCCTAATGGTCGATGTACAACATTTCTTGAGAGTTTTTGAACAACGATTAAAGGCATTTGCGCGGTTCCTGCGCTTGCATGGGGTCTTACCTGCGGGCGGTCATTAACAAGCTCATTATAAATACGATCTAATAAACTATCGTCATGTGCTGTATCGCTCAATAACTCGCGCCACTCTGCTTGATTATTGGGGTCAAGGTACAAATTCAAACCGGCATTTAGTGCTGTAATTAAGTGATGATGTATCATGTTATAGGCCCGCACTTTCTACAATTTGGTCTATATTTGTTTCAATGTCATAGCTTAAATTGAGCATTGTAAATCCGGGGTGCTGCCATGCTTCGGGCCGTTTATATGATACTGTTCGCCACGTTGCATAAGTATTATTTGAGCCACGCGCCGCGCCTCCTATGGTCGTGACGCCTGTCAACTTCACCATGCCGGAGAGCGCATCACTTACGCTAGTAATCCCACTTTTGTTTGTGAATCGGCTTGCACGTCCGGAAGGCATACGGCTTCCATATAATAGTTTTCCGGTGCTTTGGCTCATTGTGCTTGTGAGGTTTTTAGCTTCGGCATACGCGCCTTTGAATCCGTAATTTTTTATATCTGAAACGGACCGTCTAAACATAATATAGCGGTATGGTTTACCTTCCTTGTTGCGTCTAATAGGGGCGGCGCCTGTCCTTACTGTTCTTAGTAAGTATGTTCTCATATCGTGAGGTTTAATGCCGTTTTCTAACATGTTCGGCAATTGGCCCCTAAGTGTCACAATAACATGGCTCTCGCTTGATTCTGTGATTTGAATCCCGCGCTTGTATTCTCGCAACGTGCTTTTTAAACCGGCTTCGTCTGCGCTGGCTCTCCACGCGGCCACAATTGCAACGCCTATTCTTTTCATTCGGGCGCGTCTCGATCTAGGGTCTAGTCCATACTCACTGAGGTCTAACATCACGCACCTTCTGGAGTACCAAAAAATTCAAGGCGAGCCTCAGCGTAAACGGGTAATTCGGCATGGTACGGAGTCGGCGCTTTAAATTGAATCTGTGTATCGCGCACTGCGTGCGGGTGATTCGTTATAATATAGCTCGGATTAGCGTAATACTCGACTGAGTATCTTGTCCCTTCGTTGGGGGCTGTGGCCATGTTTAGCCATTGCACGCCACCGCCGGCTGATAATTGATAATCAGTCCCTTTGACCGGTTGGGAGCTCACATCTACAATCCCGTTTGAATCTGCTAAAATTAAATACCTAATCCCAAATTCAAGGACGCCGGACGCAAGGTCATGTGATCGTCTTACAATGGGGTATCTAAGCGCGTCTATTAATGTAGGACCTCTTACTATTGTCTCGCGGTATACAATGGCGCTACTGAGCACTGTGAATCGGTCACCAAGCGCGGGTAAGTGTTCGGGTAGTAGTGTGATTCCTATTTGCCCGTTCCCGTACTCTGTGCCCCCTACGTCACTAAATCTCTGTTCTTCTTTTCTAATCCCCGTGACAACTGCTCTAATTTGCTGGCTAGAGTGCCACACATAACCACGGCCAAAACATGCAGGGCAATCGTTCCGGTTTTGCTCACTATGTGCGCTTGCTGCGCTTGATACATTAAATCCATAAGTCCCACTTGGATTTGAGCAAGGACATTCGGCGCTCTGTTGCCATTGAAGGTCCATGCCATGAGACATGATCACTTTTCTAAATTGTTCGGGCTTAAAATCGGCTCTCGGTATAAGTTTATTCGGTACACGGCTATTGAGAATCATATTAAGCCCCCTTAAAGCGCTGCAATGTTCATTGCTCTATAAGTCGCCTTTAATGTCGCCATGAGCTCCTTGTACTCTTTTGTGAATTGAATCACACGCGCACCATATCCCGAATTGGTAGCGCTCGATGTAGTGTTAATGTTCTGGCTCAAGCCGTCTAAGCTGGTACTTACCGAAGCAATACCGGCGCCACTGATCAAGTCACCCGCTACATCTAGCGTTAATAAAGACGCTTTCAAACATACCGCTCTTACTATATCTGCGGGTAGTGTGTCGATTGTCCATTGAACGTCTAAATTATTTTGCGCAGCTTGATCAAGCTCAATAGTAAAGCTATCAAAGCGCTTGTTATTTACTGCTCCGCTCACACCTTGCGGCAACGTTAAAGCCACGTCATAGCGGTCTGTGAAACGTTGTGGGGTCGTAATTTCAAGGCTAGTTTGACCTTGTTGTATTGTCGCGGTCCCTTTGTACAAGGGGAAGCCGGCTAAATACTCAAGCTCGAAATACGCGGGTATATAATACTGCGCATGGAGCCCGCCAAGTCCTAAGATGACAGGTAGGCCGCCGCTCATAATATATGAGCTCGCGCCTTCGGTTGTCGGGACTATGTGAATCTGTCCGGCAATAGGTTCGGTAATTGTGGCCCACTGTGGAGGCAACTCTGCCCGCGTTGTACTCTGGCCGTAAATTACATTTAATTTTTCAACACTGACTAATGGCCGGTATCGTGTCCTAATCGGAAACCATGCCGGCGCGGCGTCGGGTTCTTTGTCGTGTCTCTCCGCAAAAGTTTGTGGTGAGAATGTTAGTCCTAGCTCGTCACTAACAGCGCGTTCCGCTTGGACAATTGAGCTAGAAAATATATCTGTGGGGTAGGGGCTACCGTCATCCAAAGTAAGATCAACGCCAAGTAAATATGTTTGTTTTAGGTAATCTACACCAAAACCACGTTCACTAATTGTAGCCATGTTCCCGCCCTACTGATTTTTTTTAGGTCGCCCTCGCCGGCGCTTGACCGGCTTAGGTTCCTCGGTTTTCTGTTCTGCTTTTTTAGCGTCCTCAATAAATTTCCAACGAGGTAATAAATGTAGTTTTGCTTTCTGTGCCTCACTCAATTCACTGACAATTCTGTAATCTTTAATAAGTACAGTCCCGTCAGCAATTGAAAGCTCGCCATTTTGTCGATGTTCACAAATCCACATTTATTTTATCCTCTGTATGTTGGTAGTTATATTAAGGGCGTAGACCTAAAAGTACAGGGTCAGAAACATTGCTAAGACCGCTTGAAGCATTAACACCCGCGTTCTTTACAACAAACATCTTGTTAGGCAATTTAACAGCCGGCGCACCAAACATCATTAAGAGGAAAGGATAGCTTGTTGAAAGCTGCGCAAGAGGACGGCGTACAAGTGAAAGCATCTGGTAGTAGCACATGTAGTCAGGGCTTTGATTTACAAATACAATGTCCGAAGCTCCCGGAATGTCTAAATTGTTATCTGTGAAAACAGTAGCCGCACCGGTGCGTTTTACTTCACCGACAAGTAAGGCGCCGTCAGCGTTTGCCGCGTCTGGCTTGCTTCGATAAACGCGGTAGAAATCAACTTCTGCTGAGTTAGTTTGAGCAATAGTAAAGGTCACTTGGTCACCACTGACTACTGAAACAGCCGCAGTATCAACCGCCTCACCAATGCCGTTTTTACCGACAGGTACAACGCGATAGATATAATCACCCGCATCCGCCGCTACAAACTTAGAAGCAGCATTTTGAGCAGCCGCAGCCGCAACGCTAATGGTAGGCGCGGTCACAGTGCCGTCAAAAACTGCACTAGTTGCTAAAGCAGGTGCAATACGATCATGACGCTCTAAGAACGGGCAAGCAATGACAGGAATCGGACCATAAGGACCGGTAATTGAAATGCTTTGAGCTCCAAAGGTCACGTTGCCCGAATTAATCTGAATTTGGTCATGGCGTCCGTGATGTACAGTTTGCTTAATAAGCTCAGACAGCACCTTAGGAGTCACAAGAATGTGTGAAATCATGCCGTAGAACGGGGCAGAGTAAAGAGCGCCTAGAATCTCAGAAAGATACAATGCAGAAGGCGCCTTACCGCGCAAATCTGCAACGTTGCCGCCGTCTTTGATCTGCTTAATAATACCGTCCCATGCAAGAGGGTTTAGAGAGCTATCGCCATGAAATAATTCTTTTTCAAGGCGGCGTAATAGGTTCTCTGTACCTCGGCGAGTTTCTTCTGCGATGCCGTCAGCGCTAGGCCCAACGATGTTCACCATTGAAGCTTGATCAGTGACTTCGCGACGCTCGGCCATGTACTTAATTTGTACAGCTACTTTCTCATAAGTAGAGCGGTTTAGTGCGGCGGTCCCACCCTCTGCAATGAAAGGGGCGTGTTCTGCACCGTGCTGTAAAACTCGGTTATATTCGACAACTGTATTTTGCGCCGCTACTTTTGAAAGCATAGGCCACAATTTAAGATCGTTCATGCTAGATGTAGCAATGCTCAAAGTTTGAGCTAATTGCTGGGGAACAAGCGGTGAAATGTTGTTAGCTGTTTGACTTCCGCCTTGAGGAACAAGGGGGGTTTGGTAGCCTACATAGCTACTATTTGCTTTTTGTAATTGTCCCATTAGTGCGGCCATGTCGGCGCTTGAAGGTACTCCATAAGACATAATAAACTCCTTAGATGTTGAAACGGCTCTTGATTTCGCTAGGGTTGACACCGGACTCAAGTAGTGCAGCCGCCTTCATAAGATCTGCCGCGCGTTCTGGTGAATTGGTTGAGATTTCACCGAGTGACTTAAAAAGCTCGTCACGGCTCAAGTCGCCATTTTCGGTGCTTTGGTCTGCCGGTGAAGGTAAGTAAGAAACGCTTTTAGCCATTGCCGGCGCTTCTACGGGTACTTGACCTTTTAAAGTTTGAATGTCAGCTTTTAGACTCTTGATCAATTCTAAAGCGCCGGTAAGCCCCTTGCAAAGTGCTTCATTCTGAGCACGTTGCTCGACAAGCAGAGAATCAAGAGCGGGTGCAATTGCTTCCGCTACTGAGCTTTGACCGTCGTCAAAAGCCTTTACTAAGCGGTCCTCATGCGCTTGTTCTGCTTCACGTTGCGCAAGTGCAACGTCCTCTAGTGCTGCAAGTGACTTTTCAAATGTCTCATTGTCACTTTGCTCACGCACAAAGTCATTTGCGCGGCTCTCCGCCACGTCTTGCGAGACTCCGGCGCTAGTCATCATGCGGATCAATTCTGCTGAATCCATTATGAATCTCCTAAAATAAGTTTTTTTGAAATACGCACTAGCTCAGCCATTGGCGCATTAGGTAAAAGTTTGTTCAGTGTTTTTATTGTACTAGCTAAACGCTGATCTTTCAAACGTAATTCGCTAGATGCGTTAGAAAGCACGTTAGATAACTGTTGTGGTACAAGGTTTCCTACTCCATTTACACTTGCTTGAGAAGGCGTTTGATAGCCTACGGCGCCCTTGTTTATTGCAAGGATAGACTTCATAAGCTCAAGGCTTGTGTTCGGGTTGATAGGGTTTGAGGTAATCGCGCAATTAATGACACGCGCTTTCGTCACAAGTTGCGGCTTCATTGAATCACGCTCTAAAACTTGACCCTCGATACTAAAACCAAGTGTTCTTTGCCTCCCTGCTTTCTGGAGCGCCTGCGCGGTCTGGTAAATGTCGCGGGCTTTGGGCTTGTCGAGTAAAAGTACACCTTCTACTTCTGTATAGCCTTTACGCTGGCGTACTTTCGTAGGATAACCAAGCATGTTCTCTGCACCGGCTTTATGCTCATAGTTAAAGCAGCCTTTTTTTAGAAAATACTCAAAGTCGAGCCCGTCTTGCTTAACTGATTCGCCTTGTAAGTCAATTTCATCTGTACTAATAACGCCCGCAATTTTAGCTATATTGTCGTCACTATCAATGCGCTCAGCTTTATATAAATTAATCCACACTTTTTAATCTCCCTGTTCTTGTGATCGTTTGATTAGGTCCAACGGGAATTGTATCACACCGACAATTAGGGTGCATGGGATAGGCACTAGGCAGCCAATCTTTCCGCTTTCTTCCCACGTTTGCCCCGTTTGCAATAAGATCTACTACATTGAAAATTTGAGGTGAGCCCTCGCTATTTAAAAAAGCCTCTTTACAAAAACCACATGCGCCGGATTCGGGAATACGCGCAACTCGCGCCGTTTCTCCGTCAATTTCTACGGCTTGGATAATTTGTCCTTCGTTATGGACCGCCTGTAATTCAGTTTCGGCTATTCGGTCAAAGTTTCTTGCGAGATCATCGCTCCGCTGTCTTATCCTACGCGCTACTTCTCGCGCTGTATCTTTTGTGAGTACAGCCGCGCCTACTTCCTCTCTAATCACTTTGAGCATATCTGCTCGGCGTTGGGGGTCGGGTGTGCTTAATAGCTGCTCCCCGTTCCAATCTTCAAAAATTATAGCGCTGGCTTCGTCCGCAAATCTCGCGCCTAACCCGCGTATATAACCGCCCATTGATTGGAACGCACTTACTAAACTTGCTCGGTCTGCTGTTCCAAAGCTGTCCGGTATTGCGCTTTGCTCTACTGTGCTTTGACTAGGCGCCTCTGGTCTGTCCATTGGCGGCGTATATCGCACCGCCGGCGGTGGTTCATAGCCTCTTAATTCCCGTTGCCATTGCTGGAGAGTGTACTGCCTCATTCTGGCGCGTTCTCGCGGATTTGCTCTCGCGTACAAGGGGCCTATTCGCCGAATGAACAAAATCGGATTTAAAGGTTCGTCTAAACTATTTACATTAAAACCATTTAACGCGCTCGGGTCTACTAATTGAGCTCTGATTAATGCTTTCACACGTTCTTGACTCAGACCGCTTCCCCGTACGCCTAAAAGCTCAATGCACAAGGCGTCATAATGATCGCGTATATTTTGGCGCGTCCGGCGCTCAGCGTCTAAGACTAGCATCTAAGAAACCTTTGTAGAAATTAAGAAGCGCAAGACTCTTTTTAATCTCATATAATTGATCTTCTATTCCAAAGTCCCGCGCAAGGTCCTTTGATAGCTTTCTTGCAGCATCATCAAATGAAACGCGAGAGCTCCCTCCGAACATGTCAATAACGCCTGTATCTTCGGTCAATTTTAAAAACTTGTCCATTTGTTCGCTTAATTTGCGGGTTCCCACACTTAAAGTTAAGATCTTTAAGAATGAGCTTGCAAGGGGGTCCTTACTTACGCGCTCTTTGGTCTTTGCAAATCGGGCTTGTTTTTCTCGCTGGGCTTTCTGTTCTTCTGTCTCACCGTCTTTCGGCTCTGTATTAAATAGCTCACGTTCTGAGAGCATTATATCATTTATATTTTCATTGCGGGCTTGTGGCGTCATACCGCGCTTTAATCGGTCCCGCGCTACTGCATGATGATATACTTCAATCGCATCTTGCAGGGCTTTCTGTGCATGATCATTAATACCGGCGCTTGAAAGCTTACTGATCGCTGTTGACAAGTGATTAATTGTGCTTGTGCTCAAACCTTCTAACAGATCACTATCTCGGACCACATAACCCACTAACATGGACTTAATAAAATCGCGTCCGCGTCCGGTGAATGTGCCGTCTGCTTGTCTTAGCATCTCGTTCATATTTTCATTTGTAAGTACACCGTCCGCAAAAAGCGCTTCTTTAAATCTATCAAGTGCCGGTGAAGGTTTTGTCATTAAGTTTTCTACGTTGTTAAATGAGCTCTCTGCAAGTGATGTTTTCAAAGCGCCTAGTGTCCGCCCGTCCCTAATCTTAACAGCCGTTGCAAGTCCTAATTGCCTTTCATCTATGCCTTGCGTCTTTGTCTCATTCAAGGTTCTGACTAGCTTTGCCAAATGGTCTTTCGTGTCTTTTTTCGGTTCGTATTCTCGGACTAGTAAAGGCGCTTTGAATTTAGAAACCTCGTTAGGGTCGAATCCAAATGTGTCTGCTTGCTTTTTCAGAAACTCTTTATATTGTTCTGCGCTCTCTGGGTGATTTGCATAGACCCGTTGCGTGCTCATTACTCGGCTATTTCCGCCAAGTACAATGCCTTCTGGCGTCATTACCGGCGGGCCGTTGGTCGCGTCGGGATTTGTATTGATTAAATAAGCGGGGTCAAATTGCTGTGCGTTTCTAATCACTTTCATCATTTCCGCTTTGTCGCTGTGATACTTGCGTTCTTGAATCCCTTCTGGGTAATCTTCACGCCGGCCAAATCCTATTGGCTCATGCGAGGCTATCGCGTCACCTGCTTCAACGATTCTATATTTCACTTTCCCCTTTTGCGGCTTGCCGTCTAAGGTAATCATTATTTCAGAATTGCGCTTGTCTGTATTAACAGTTGGCTTGCTCTCTGTGCCGAATAGGCCAACGATTCTAGGGTCGTTTCTGAGTTCCGGCTTGGCTTTTAATATATCGCTCATTTGACTTAATAAGTCTGTTAGCTGTGCCTTACTTGGTACTTTGGGCTCTTGAGCGGGCTCTTTTGACTCTGGCATAGTCTCAAAGTTCTCTTTACTCTTAGCTTCTTTTTTCGGTTTTAGTAGCTTTTTAGAAATAAGATCTTCTTGGGCTTTGAATCGTCGGCTTAACTTTTTAAAGTTGCGTCTTTCTTCCGCCGTCACGCCGCCGCCGCTTCTGTTCATGGCGGTATGGTCAACTAATTTTTCTATGATCTTGTGGTATACTTCTAGGTTTTCATTTTCCGCATTAGTATCACCGTTATAAATCGCATATATGCTGTTAAAAAAGTCTGCATTTTGAGATTTATCTATATGTAAAAAAGATGGAGTACGCTTAGCAAAGTATAAATAGTCTTCATCTAACCCTACTGTTTTTGCAACCTCATAAAAGATTCTCTCAGTGGCCGCTTTTAGTGCTTTGTTAAATCTATATTCGTTAGATTCCCGCCTGTTTGTTTTAATGATTCTTTGTAGGAAATCTAGGTTTTTCTTTGCGCTGGCTTCGATTTGATTAGCTAAAACCTTTTCTTTTTTCGAGAGCTCTTTTGACTCTGGCATAGTCTCAAAGTTATCGGCGCTCTTAGCTTCTTTTTTCTTTGCCGCTTTTAGTTTGTTTTCTGTTTGTATAAGCTTTTTTTCTGAATCCTTTATAATTTTTCCGAGGTCAATCTTTTGGGCGGGGGGCCTCATTGCTAAGACTTGATCGTAAGTAAATATATTTCGGAAATCGTCGCTAAGATACCTCTCACTGATAAGGTCTAAAGCTCTTTTAGCTCCTCTATGGTCCATTGCTTTATTGTCTAAAATAAAGTGTTGGACTTTGTTTGCATACTCAATAAAAGTCTTTAGGCGTTTGATCTTTTTTTCGGGGTCTTCTTCTGGTTCTTCTACCTTATCTACACCCGCCATACGTTCAAGTTGTTCTGCTCGGTTTTTAGCCGCTTTGAGCCCTATGCTTTTAGGGCTCTCTCGCTTCATGCGCTCGTAAGTCTCACGGCGCTTCTTTGCGGTTTCTTTTAGCGCTTGTCCGTGTTCCCTCTGAAGCAGTGCTTTAAACTCAGCCTTAGTCATCGTGACGCTACGCTCTGTTTCATCATGTTTTACTGTGATTTTATCCCCTTTAACTGCTTCAACATGGAAATGTCCGTCTTGCCCGCTTTTTGGGTCGGGTAGTTTAAACGCTGCGCCGGCTTCCACATCTTCGACAGCTGATAAAATACCGCCTCTGTGATGCTCTTTGTAAACATAATCATACCTCATGCGGCCTGTTCGTTTATCTCGGCCCTTCGGTATACGTCTAATATATTTATGACTTGCCGCTTTTAATAGATCTAATACAGTGCTCATTTTTTTCCCTTCTTCTCTAGTTGCGCCACTACTTTTTTACTCCACCGGTCTCCGGCATCTCCGCCCCATAAGAGCCAAGCAATCGCGCCGGCGCTAGGTGTGCCGTCTGGCATTTTACCACTTTTGTTTTTTCTATGACGTGCAAAAAAACTTTTCATGCGCTTAACAGTCTTAGCGCTTATTTCATCTCTATTTTTCAAGTTGACGGCTCTTTGGACGCCGCTCCCTATACCATGTTTGGCTGCTTGTTTTACATCAAGTCCGCCGCGCTTGTGCTTCCGTCTTAGCTCAAGACCTCTTGCGGCTGCTCTTGCGACGTCTGCCGGCGGTGTGTACCCTTTTTTTATAGGCTCTCCGAGTAAGTCGTCAATGCTCTTGAGCATAGTATTAACTCGCGTTGTGTGGACTTGGCTCATTTGCTGTGCAAGCTCTTTGATCAAGTCAACTTCGCCCCCTCTGGGCTTTTTACGTTGTCCTTTTTTTAACGTGTGAATTAAATCAGTCACGCTTGCTCCGTGTTCTAGCAAAACAGTACCGGAGCCCCCCTTAATAACAAATTGTCTACGCGGTCCTTTTTGAATAATTAATTGCCGGACCATTTCCCACTGTTGAACGGGGTCATATAGGGCGTTCCTTTGTCCTGTAAAATGTAGTTTGTTTGCCATTTTATACCTCACATAATTTTTTAATTATACTATAACTATATGCCCCTGTCGCTATTAAATCAGCTTGCGCCCTGCGCACTCGTTCATCTGAGCTTGTATCTAAAACTGCTCTGTCTGCATCAAATAATAAACCGGTGAGTCCGGCGCTCTGCATAATTTTTCGGCTCAGTGCTTTGTTTTTGGCTTCTTCTAATCGCCCGCAGCTTGGTCTTAAAACTGTCACCGGCTTTTTTTGACCTTGCCTGTAAACTCGCGCGGTTGATTGCGTTAAAGTATCTGGCGCCCACGGGGTGCTTAGGTGTGCAACATAGGCCGCGCGGTTTTGTAAGTTTGCGCCTGTTTCAAGTGCTCTTGTCTGACCAATTAAAACTTTTATTTCCCCCTCGTTTAATTTGCGCTCCATGTCCGTTCTTGCTTTTCGTGTGCTGCTGCCACTGTATATATCAATAAGCTCTCTATGTAGTCCGCGCCTAATCAGTGCTCTATAAATCGCCGTGAGCCCGCCTATATATTCACAAAATATAACAGCACCGGCGCTTGTGTCATGGTCGATATAAGCTTTTACTTTGTCAGCAATGAGTTTTAATTTAGGGCTCTCATAATCGGGGTATTTTCGATTAAATGTTTCAGACCAAATCGCGGGCGTTATCATTAATTGTTCAATGCGCTGTCCTAGTGCCTGTGCCGTGGCTGTGGCCCCTTCCGCGGCGACCTGTGCAATAAATCCATGCTGCCCTTCCAAAGCTTCATTATACAGCGAGCTATTAATCTCTCTCGCTGCTTGTAATTCAATGAGCTTTTTCATCATTTCTTTTTGCCCTTGATCGGGGACTAGGTACGGTGCAAGGTCTTTGCGCTTTGGTAAGTTTAATTGGCAATCGGGGTCAGTTGCTGCTCTCACAAAGAGAACATTTTTTAAACGGTTGTATAAGTGATTCAGTCTATCCGCTCTAAGTGCGCCGGCTATGTACTGATTCCCTTTATTAGAAATAAATTGATCAAATTGCCGGTAGGTGTAATCACTTGTAAATTCTTGATAGGTCCCTAGACTCTGGGGACTGACTCTTGAAATGATTTTATAAAAATCTTCAACCTTGTTCGGCTTCGGGGTGCCTGTTAAACCTATGACCCTTCCCGCTCTTGAGCTCACTCTCTCAAATGCAACGCCGGCTTTTCCGCCGCCTTTATACTTGTGGACTTCATCTGCAATTAACAAGCTCTTATGATCTGTCGCTATTTTAAAAAAGTATTTGAAATCAATTGTAAAAGTTTGTGGAGTTACAATAACACCGTCAATCTTACCCGTGTAAAGCTCTGTGTAAACTTGTTCTCTATCCTCCGGCTTCATGTTATCTAAAATGCAAATCTTAGACTCGCTTAGTTTCAAATGGTCGGACCATGAACCGAAGGCGCTTTTAGGCGCTGTAATGATTGTTTTAAATGCGTTGTGCGCTTTTAAATGGTGTAGGACTAAAAGTGCAATTAAAGTTTTACCTAGTCCCATTTCAAGCGCTAATACACATCTTCTATTTGTAATGGCAAACTGCACAGCTCTTTGCTGATATAGGTGCGGGGTCCAACCGCGCAAAGTCATTCGTTCCATGTCTGCCGGTATTTCGATAGAGGCTGGTGTTTCTATGTCGGGTCTTTTGATTTCGGGCTGCTGATCTACGTCTAAGAACGTGTAAAAAAACAACTCTCTTTCATCGTCTGACCATTGGCACCACAAGTCAGTAAGTCTTGTAATAATTGTACTAAGTCGGCTCTCTTGGCCCACTGTTAAACTTGAGTTGCTTTGGGCTTTATCTAATAAAATAAGTGTTCGATCTCTCAAGTGACGCGGCCCAAGTGCTTTGAGCACTCCTAATTTTTTTAAGAGGTCAAAATGCTCTGTCCATGCTGGTTTGTTACGAGCAGTAAAGAGCGGCGGCCGGTCAATTGAAATGATTCGCATAAATCCCTTATTTTAATTCACAAGCGCCCCCTGCACAGACTTGAATCGCTAAGGGGACTGTTAAATCTTCTTCTTCGTTCATTGTCGTGTAGTCTACAACTTTCATTGTATTATTCAAGTGTTGCCATAACTCCCACGCTGCTTTTTCTTCTGCACTCTCGCCACTTTCTGAGACTGCAACGAGAGGCGCTTGCGGATAGTCATAGTCGCCGGTATTTGAAAGTAAACTGACGCCGGTATAATTATCTTTATTCTTCCATAGGTAGTCTGCAACGTTGTCCCACTCGTCCGGCTTGATTGTCACTGTTAAACTTACATTGTGCGTAGCCCCTTCTAGGCTATCACGGCTTGTTGCTGGGTCTATCCAATGTTTTTTGACAAGTGCTGTTTTGTCTAAAAGCTCAATTGCGCTTAGGTCGGCTTTTGTAATCCCTTTTCCTTCTAAGGGGAATACACAACAATAATCTGAGCCCCACACGCTTTTTTCGATTGCCTGTGGATTTACTTCTCTGAAATGTTGGAATACTGCTTCTTCTGAGCTCACTTGCACTCGCCGGAGGTATTTTTGAGCATGAGCGGGGTGTATACCGGAGCTTGTACCTAGAACAAGGCTTGCCGTACCTTCGGGCTTGACACATGTCACACGCGCCGCTGGCTCAATGTCAATTCTCAAAGCCGTTGCTTTATTGCGCTCTTTTGCCGTTAAAGCCGCCTCTGTCAAGATGTCCGGATTAAGGGCAAGCTCTGGTTTAGAAAGCACGCCGCACAAGCTCACGCCTAAAAGCGCCTCGCGCTCGATAATGAGCCTGCTTGTCTCTCCTAAGTAATCTGTTTCCGTATAGCTTGCTTGATACGTTCCAAGCTGCGCAGCAAGCGCCGCCGCCTCGATAAAATCTTTTTTGTTTTGGGCTGCACTTACATTAACTGACGTTAAATTGCACGTTTGCCAACCGCTCTCGAATTGGTAGCCTTGCGCTTCGTACTGCTCGCGGTTCTGCGGGTCAATTAGATCTAGTGAGTATTCTTTGACAATTTCCCCTTCGGGGTCCCGAATCAGCACCGGACACATAACAATTTCGACACACGGGTTCACGGCATGCTCTGAGCTATTTAAAAATAAAAAAGCCGGTTCTCCGTATTGGCGCGTGCTCTCAAACAATCTTTTAAATTGCGCTTCTTCTGCGTCTGGTAAAACAACCGCGCTTATATTTGCGCGCGCTCTATGGCCATGTTCTACAAACCAATCGCCGGTTTTTGCGTTCATCATTTCATCATCATCTAATGAGAATAAAGCAATCGTCGCACTCCTACGGGTGCCTGCTGTGATTGTGCAGTTTGCCAAGTGCATCACAATGTCAAAAGCCTCAATTGTCTTTAGCTTCCGGCCTACTGCGTTTTTTAGAATTGGCTTTATGTGCTCAATTGCTTGTTTCAGCGGTTCAAATCCCGGAGCCTTGCCCCCTACGGACAACGGCGCCCCTTTTGGTCTGATCTGAGAATAATCAAACTGAGGTTCGCAATTCTCTCCCATATAAGCATGAATTAGTACATTTACAGCATCCGCCCAACCTTCAATTGAATCTTCAACAATATAGGCCATAGTTTCGTTTGGCGCTCTGAGACTTGGCAGTTTCGCAACATGATGTTTTTGTACTGAAAAACCTACACCCGAACCGCAAAGTAGAAGCCATAGTGCTTCCGCAAAAAATCTTGGGCGGTCGCAATATGAGCTTGTACAATTGTACATTCTCATGTTCTTTCGCTCTATGCCGGCGCCGCCAAACTGTAAGCCTCGCATAGACGGCAAAATGCGCTTTTCAATAAGCGCTTGCTCCACTGCGTCCATTAAATCAGCTTCATAAGGTAGCTTTTTCCGGTGCATTTCCATGTATCGTTTAATGCTCTCGTTCCAATTTTCACGGCGCTTTTCTTCCTTGTTATAACGTGCATATTTTAATTTATATACAAAGTTCTCAATCATCGTTTGCCCTTCGTTTTTTTTAGTTGGGCTGTTCAGAGTATGAGATTAAAGCTCACTTGTCGAGACTGTTTTTATTTTGTTTTCTTGAAGGTAAACAATCCCTGCGCTTTGGCTGGTTAATTTTGTGTAGACTTTTGAAATGCCCGCGTGATGAATTGATTTAGCACACATTAAACAAGGGTCGCAATTCGTGAATAGCCAACTGTCTTGGGTTGATACGCCTATTCGGGCCGCGTTCAATATGGCGTTGATCTCTGCATGGTGGCACCCTACATCGTTCTGAGTCCCGCTTTTTATGGCGTTTGTTGTTCGGTGGCATGTACTGCCTCCACAAAGAAATTTATCACTTCCTCGCGGCGTGCCGTTGTAGCCTTCACTGATAATTGAGTTTGACGTCGGCTCAATGATCAAGGCGCCTACTTTGCGCCGGCTACAAGGACTTGCGCTTGCTATGAGGTCACACTGCGCTGCTCTTATTTTTATGTGTTTCGCTTTCATATTTCACTCTCAATAAACTTTTTAAGTTTGTGAGAGTAGAACATTAAGCTGCTTGGTTCAATGCCTTATAAAGTGCTGCACGATAATTAATTAATTTCTCAGCGCTCTTGGCTGTGGTCTTGAGTACATTGTGCAGTTTCTCAATGTCCTTTTTGATCTTCGCCCTAATCTTCTCTCTATGCTCTGGCTCTCTTGTTCCTTCTTTGAACATTTGATGATACCTAGAACCTTCTGTGACGCGCGGCGCAAGGCTGCCAAATTTTCTTTTTGCGTGAATGTCTAAGCGCTGGTGCATTAGAATCAATTCATTATCAATAGCTCGCTGTTTCTTTGATCTCATTAATGTCTTGGTGGGCTTTTCTTTTGCCACTGTCAAAAAACGCGTGCGGTCATAGATCTGTGATACATCACCGTCCGTTAAGTCTTTACTGAAATCAGTCAGCTTTTCCTCGGTCAAGCCCTGTGTAATCCTTACCGCTGCACTTTCGGCGCTTTGGTCTGAGGCTTCAATTAATTGAGCTCTGGCGGCGGCTTCATCAAAACGCTTTGTAATTTGCGCTCTCTCACTTGGTGTTAGTCGTGGTGCTGTACTAAATTCGGACGGGCGGTCTTTGTATCTAAAGTAGCGCTCTTTTAGATGTTGAATTATTTGTGCGTCTGTTTCTGTTCTTGTTTCTTCAAAGATCTGTTTAGCTCTTGCTACATACTCTTTTTCAAAATCTAAGTATTCTTGCTTTGCTAATTCTCGGTGTGCTGATGTTTTGCTGTCTCTGATGACTCGCTTGGCACGTTTTCCATATCCGTTATGTAAAGAGTTCCTTGCTATCATAGAAAGGTAGTCTGTTCTAAAGTCTGATAGTATCTTCTTTAAAGACTCAAGATCTCCTTCTTCCGCAAAGCTTACCATTCGATTATGTGTGTCTTGGTTCTGATTCCATGCGTCAACTAATTTTAACTTATCGGCGCTTTGTACTACTTGCTTTAAGTCATATAGGCTTGGCGTGTAGCCTGTTTGAAAGGTAGATTGATAACGTCCTCTTGAAGCTGTTTCATCCAATAAGCGCTTAATTTCGGGGCGCTCGTTCCTATCCCAATAAGAGCCTTTTAAGCCGTCTGTTTTGTCGCTTACTACATCACTAGCTTCTATAAGCTCTGTTCTTGCTGGTAAGTATTTTACTCCCATTCGCCTTGCGGCGCTTTGTCTGTCTCTTTCTAAATCCCTGTTTTGAAAGCCTATAAACTGACTTTGTGGGTCTTTATCAAAGTAATTAATAGCTGCCCTTAGAGCTTCATCTATTGACCTGTATTCCCCTAACTCTGTCTGAGAGAATTGTGCTCCACTTATCTTTTTTCTATTCTCTGGTGTAAGATTGATAGATGTATACACTTTTGAGCCCGCTAAAAGTTGGCCTTTAGCCCCTATGGGCCCGCCTCGTACTGTTAGCCCGTCTTTTTCATATTGAAAATATCTCTTTGTGCCTGTTAGCATTTTTGTCTCAAAGTAAGTAGGTTCCCCGAACCATTTCTTAGCATCCTCGACGGTTCGTTCACCTTTCGGCGGTAGCTCAACCTCTGGCATAGTCTCAAAGTTATCTTGGCTTTGTGCAACGTCTTTTAAAACATTGCTAAGGGTGCTTTGTACAATAGTTTCAGTGAGCTTTTTTGCCGCTGACCCTTTAGGATTTATTGTGAAATGGAAGCGGGTCGACGAGTTCTCTAACAAGCCGTTTATGATAGCTTGATTACTGTTCTCGGAAATTGCTTGGTCTAGTAGGTTTCCACTTTTTTGCTTGTAGACTTCTTTTGCTTCTTTGGTGAGTTTTATCGCTTCTCTTATTCCGTCGATTAACTTCTTGCTGTCTTTTAAGTTAGACGTTTGAATAAACTCTAACCTCTTTTCGGCTTCTGTTATGTGGTTATCAAAGATGCTTATACCGTCAGCGCTTATCTTGTTTTTTCGCTTAGTTGCGGTTTCTTTTGCTCTTTTTACCGCATTGTCTACGCCTAGCTTTAGTAGCTCACTAGCAATCTTTTCGATTTCATCTTTTTGCGCTCTCACGTCTTTAACAGAGTTAAGATTTAGTTTTTCCCTAATAAAGTCTGAAATACCTCTAGGGTTTCCTCTCTCGTTAAGAACCGCTTTATCTTTTCTATCAAAAGTGATTGCCGTTCTTACTTGAAAGTCTTTATACTCTTTTGCAAGCTGTGAGATTCTAGTAGCGTTTTCTATACCTTGTAATAGGCCACTTTCTTGGATTCCACTTTCAGCGGCTAGGCGGTCGGGTTCTAGGTTTCTTTTTAGAGAAGCTAGTGTTTGATTTTCATATACGCCCCTTATTTCATTCTCGTCGATAAGAGCTCTTGTTTGGTAGAGCTCACCCGTTGTCACCTCTTTGAACACTTTTTCTTTACGGGCTCTGTGTGGGTCGCTTAACTTGCTTTCGGGCATAGTCTCAAAGTTATCTACGCTTTCAGCTTCGGGCATAGTCTCAAAGTTGTTGGTAGCCGGTGCCGTTGTTGGGCTGTCGGTCGGCTTGCCCTCTACCTCTAAAGCAAACTTGCGGGCGTCCTCTGGATTCTTGAACAAGTACGCTTTTGCATAGCGGCTGTCATAGCGCCCTTTGTATTTCTTAGCTATCTGCACACGTCGCTTAAATTCATCACGGTCTACGCGGTCTTTTTGCTTTGCCGTGTACAGCTTTACGCCTGTTTTAGTGTGAGTATGTTCTGAGAGCTCAAAGTTATCAATCTTTGCGGGCTGTGCTGGCTCTGGTTTCGCTGTATCAATCAACTGAGCACGGGCGGCGGGTTCTGGTGCGGTTTTCTGTTTTGCTTCATTTTCTAAAGCAAACAGTAATCGAGTCATGTCTTTATACGACGCTCTTTGTATTTGTAATCCGTAATTTTTTTCGTTTGTTTGTGATATGTATAAACCTGTTCCGACAAGGTCTTTAATCTGTGAACGTAAAGAGGCAATATTTTCTTCATCTATGTAGAGCTTGTAGCCTGTTATTCTGTTGTAGTCTAAACCTTTAAGTTTTGGTAAAAGCTTTCTTAGCCTTGTTTCTAATTCCTCAAAACTCTGTGGTCTTTTAAAGCCCTCTGTTAATTGTTTTCTTTTTTCTGCAATCTCTGCTTGTTGTTCTTCAATTACCTTTTTTTCTTGTTCTGGTGTTAGGAATTGCTTAGTTGAAATTGTATTTAGAAAAAGTGATAGCTTATCTTCAAGGTTTTTTAATTCCTCTATCTTCTCTTTAAATTGCTCTTTTGATAAAGATGATTGTTTAGAGGCTTGTTCTGGTGCGGTTTGTACCTGTGGGACCTTTACACCCGCTTTTTCTGCTGCTGCTTTGAGTCGGTTAAATGCCGCTTTGAGCCCTATGCTTTTCGGGCTCTCTCGCTTCATCCGCTCATAGGTTTCTTTTTTCGCTTGAAAGTTGTCTTTAAGCGCCTGACCATGTTCTTTCATAAGCAGCGCTTTAAACTCAGCCTTTGTCATGGTGACGCTGCGCCCTGTTTCGTCGTGCTCAACGACAACTACATTTCCTTTAACGCCTTTCACATGAAAGTGGCCTTTTTGCCCGTTTTTGGGGTCTGTGAGTTTAAAGGCTTCACCGGCCTTTAAGTCGTCAACGGCTGCCCTTAGTCCGCCTCTGTGATGCTCTTTGTAAACATAGTCATACCTCATGCGGCCTGTTCGTTTATCTCGACCTTTTGGTATACGTCTAATATATTTGTGACTTGCACCCTTTTCTAGCTCGTCATACTCAAGATAATGAAAAGCACTTTGTATCGCGCTTGCTGCGCGGTCAATCTTACTCTGCACCCATTCAGCAAGATCTTTGTCATCTGGCGCGTTCTCTAGCATCTGAGATAGTCTATTTGCATATTCAGCAAGTAGCTTGGCACGTCGCCGGCTCATAGGTACATCTTGTTTTGATTTAATTGCTTTATTCATGATCGCTATACTTGGCGCTTTAGTGTCTAATATGCTATCCATGCAAGCTTGTACTTCTTCCGCACTAAATAGACTCGGCTCGCTAATGCTGTAATCTAAAGCTTCATTAGCAAGCCATTTAGGGACTTTTTGCCCGCTGGCGGTTAGATGCTTTAACGCTTTAATTATTGGTTGCTTCCGTCCGGTTTTATCCCCGACTTTCGTACCGCTTGGCGCTAGGTTTGTGATAAGTACATTCATCTTAATTCCCTTTAAGTTTTAATAGTCCTCTGTGAGCGGTTGCATAAACTCCCGCCCAAAATGAAGCATTTGTAAGGCTCTGCTCGGCGTCAATGATCTTATTAGTATGGTCCTCTATAATTAAGTCGCCTTTATGCTCTGCAACCTTTTTCATTCTACTATAAAAAGCTTCTGCTTTATCGTGGGGGGGTGTGAGGTCGTCTATTATATATTTAAAAAACTCTTTCTCAAAAGCACTAGCAAACCATTCTCCCCCTTTACCTAGTTTCTTTTTCTGTGCCTTTGTTTTAAACGCTGGCGCTATTTCCTCAAGGCTGCTCTGTGCTGTTAGCATATCGCTTGCTTGTTCTTGTTGCGGTTGTTGTACCTGTTCCCGTTGTTCTATTTCGTCGCCTTGTGCATCCAAGTTTAGATTTTCGAGCTCTTTTATTCCCAATAGCTCTGCAATGTTGTTTAAGTCGTTTAATTGACGGCGTTCATCTGCTGTTGTTCTAATCGCGCCTTCATCGGCTACCATTACCCTTCCGGCTGCTTGTGCTGCTTGGCTTATTTTCCTTGTAACCACTCTATCTTTTACTCGCTCTATCTCTGAGCCTGTTGGCCTTAGAATTGTTGTCTTTCTTCTTTGCCCCTGTCGATAAACTCGCGCGGTTGATTGTGTCAAGGTATCTGGCGCCCACGGTGTATTTAAATGTGCAACAAAATTGGCCCGCTTCTGTAAATTGGCCCCTGTTTCTAGCGCTTTCGTCTGCCCTAAGATTACTTTTATTTCACCCTCATTTAGTCTTTGTTCGATCTCTCGCCGCTTTTTTGAGCTAACGGCCCCGTAATAAAGCTCAATCTGTTCTGCTGGGATGCCCCTTTTGACAAGTGCTTCTTTGGCCTCTCTTAATCCGCCCACATACTCACAAAATAAGACTGCCCCTGTTTCGGGGTTGGTTTCTAAGTGCTCCGCTGTTGCATCTGCAATAACACTCATTTTAGGCGTTTCATATTCGGAGTCATAGATTTCAAATAATGCTTTAGTTTCGGCGCTGCAAGCGGCGGGGTCTACGGCTATTTGATCAAGTCTAATTGCCAAGCTATCCATGCCGGAAACAGCCATGCTCCATGCTAGTATTTCTTGGGCTCTTTCGGGGTCGGATTTCATTATTTCTTTGAAATAGCTTGGATTCTCTAAGCTTTGTACCATGTCCGTATTCAAGCTATCTGTTCTGTTAAAAGCATTTCTAAATTGTGGCGGTAGTCTTTCCGGTTCGGGGTGCCCCATGTAGCGTCTTGCCATTGCTTTCGCTTCACAAAGTGGGCCTAGCACCGTGATTAATTCAGTTTGTGTGTCATCAAGATTTAAAGCTGGTGCAAGATCAATTCTATTCGGTAAGTCTAGCTTTGCATCGGGGTCGTTTGTAGATCTGACAAATAGCATTTCAGCGTTTAAATGATGAAATTCATTTAGTCTTGCGGGGTTGAATGTGACCGGTGTTTTTATTGTCTTTGAACCGTACCTAGTAGGGACTACTTCTGATACTGATAAACAATAACGGTCCTCAAAGTCCTCTTGGCTAATGTCCCAATTAGGGTTTACTCTTGCCATTATATTATAGAAATCAATAGGCTTGTTAGGTTTAGGGGTCCCCGTCATGCCTACTACCCGCCCCGCTTGGGCGCTTAATTCTCCAAATGCTAAGCCTTGTGAGCTATCAGCCTTGTATTTATGAACCTCGTCCGCAATAAATAAAGTGTCTTGATCAACTAGCTGCGTAATATGTGCAAAGTCGCCCGCTTTGCTTTTAGCGTTGGGCTTTGGCTTTCTTATTGTTTCGGGGTTGATTACTAAAACATCAATTTCCCCGTTTTTAAACTTCTCATAGGCTGCAAGTCTTTTCTTTTTAGATGCGCCGGATAATACTTCATATTTAACATCACTCAAGCCTCCTAAATGCTCTATCCAAGACCCATGTGCACTTAAAGGGGCTGTTACAATCATTCTATTTGACTCTTTTTTAGCTTTTAAATGCTTGTACAGCCCTAAAGCACTTAAAGTTTTTCCTAGCCCCATTTCCATAGCCCAGACGACACGGGGTTTTGAGATTGCAAAATTGATTGCTTTCTTTTGGTATTCGTGAAAACTCCAACCTTTTTGTTTCATCTTCTCCATACCGTCGGGGATTTCTAGCTGAGCATTTTCATGTAAGGGGTGCCGTAGTGTGCCGGTAAACTGTTCTTCTAAATTGAGATAGTTATAATAAAACTTTTCTCGTTCATCATCATTTAAACCGGCCCACCAATTCGCAAGGCGTGATATAGGTTTAGCAAGTTTTTGTCTTGCGCCCTCGCCTAACCGGTCCCCCTTTGACGCTCTAGCAATTAATCCAAATATAAAGTTTCGATTGCTTTCGTTTTTGCCAAGTGCATCAAAGAATCCAAGTTCCCGTAAATCGGGATTTTCATTTAGCATATAATTGGTCCAATTTCCTCGACTCTCTATCTCAAAGTCAAACTTCGACAAGTCTAGTGCAAGAAAATTAGGCGGTAAGCCGGCGCTTAAAGACACGCCCTCTTTAGTCCCTCGGCTATCAAATATCCTTGTTTCTGAATCAGCAAAAATAAGCTCTAAGCCATGTTCTTCTGCATGATAAATTAATGTTTTCCAATTAGGCGTCCCTACGCTGGTGATGTCTTTTTTTCCCTCAACCATTAAAAAGTGATGATGCGCCTTTTTTAGCCCGTGTGCATTGTATCTATGGTCATAAGATGAAAAGCGGCTATTTAAAAGTAAGTCGGGGCTTTCTGCGTCATATAATGTCCGCCATTTGTCCGCACCTTTAGCCCGTACCCATACTTTAATTTCTCTATGATTATCAAAGTCTCTTGGATGAATTGCGCCGTGTGGTATTTCAAAGCTATAATTAAATGATTTTAAGTGGACCTCATGTTCTCTGTATGTTTCCTCTTTGGGTTCAAGCCATTGATTGTCTTTTTTGTATCGTACCTTTTTTTCTTCTAGCTCGTTCCAAGTTGTGGTTTGTGATTTTACTATTTGTTCGGCGGTTTCTTGTGTAACCCATTTAGGCATATTCCTGCCGGCTTTGTCCTTTAATACTATTCTGTACCTAAGGTGACTAAAGTCATTTATATCCTTTATTAAACCTTGTCTGGCGTCTTTTTCCCATTTCGGGACCTCTAGCCCTAGATAAGCCGCTCGGCGTTCACTTAACTTGATTCTAATACTGCCTTGTTTTCGTTCTCGTCTAATGCGTTCTAAAAGCTCCCTTTTTGATTCTTTTATTGCCTCCGCATGGTGCCGTTTTATCCATTCGCTAAATTTCTTCTTATCGCTAAATGTAAAGACTTCGCCTGTTTCGTCATGCTTTACCGTGACGCCGTTTTTTGTGCTTGTTACATGAACATGGCCCCGCTGTCCGTTCTTCCCCGTGTATTCATAAGATGAACCTACCATTATGTCCTCAACGGCTCCCATTCCTCGTCCGTGCAAGTGCTTTTTTTTGTAATAGTATTTATAGCGCCGGCGTCCTTGTGAGTCCGTATAGGGTATTCGTCTATCATATTTATGATTTGCCGCTTTCCATAAATCATACACCATTTGAAAAATCTTCATTTAAAACTCCAATTCAAAATCTTCTTGGCCTTCTTCGGGCTCTTGATCTTCTTCTGATTCTTCTTCTTCGCCTTGTTGCTCTGCCATTTGAGCCGCGTTAATAAACGAAGAATCAAGGATATAATCTGCAATTGGGTTTTCTAGGGGCTCAAGGTCAAAGGCTGCTCTTGCCTCGTTCACCGTCATGTATGTTTTAACTTTCTTAGAAATGGTGTCAATTCTTGCTGTTTCTGTTTGCGCATCAAGTCCAACAAAGCAAAATTCCAAATGGCTTGCTGTTGGGTGAATTATCCAACGATTAATCCAAGTCTCAAGCGCCCTTAAAAGTGGCCTTAGTCCCCGCTCTTTTGAGTATTGGATTCTTTGCGCCGGTCCTTGTGTTTGTAAGCTGCTTGTCTGGCCTTCCGCGCCGAACACATACCCTAATTCGCTAGGGTCCATTTGATATAAAGCACATACTTCTTTGATAAGAAAATTAAGCCATTGTGAGTATTCCATGTCACTATTTGAATTAGAGAGATTTACTGAGCTCACATCTTCTTTAGCTTCGGGGTCAAGCTGAATGATCGGCGTTTTTTTCGCACCGCTTGGTCCTTGTAGCATCGCGTAAAACTCGCGCCTAAACGCTCTGAAAAGTGCTGGGCTCATTTTACTCTTAACTGCTAAGATACCGCTTAAATGTAAACCATGCGTAAAATTAGCTGAGTTGTAAGCCTTCGCTCTGATCATATCAATAATTGTAGGCGCGGCTTCTTCCATTTCTGGATAGCCGTACCCGTTGGCGCTGATCTCTGAACGGGGGCGCCTTATTCCAAACGCCATTTCGTCATCATCAAACTCAGCAACGACACGGCTCTCGATTACTTGTACAAATGCTGTTGTCTTAGGATTCCTTTGCCCCGCTTTGTTTTCTTTCTCAGTGGGCGCGGCGCGTCTAATTGTACTTGCATCTACTGCCTTAAAAGCTGCGGGACGTCCGGCGCGTCTAACAATTTCAAAGCAGCATTGGTCAAAAACTAAACTGTCGCGAGTAATTGATCTAAGAAAGCCTTCAAACGTATGGTGCCCTACTAGCTTAGGGTCCCCGCATTGTAAAAGCCATTCTGTCAACGCTGCAATCTGAGCTCTGATCTTGTCTGTAATTTCCGCGTTAGGGTCTCGTTGCTTGATCACAAAGCCGGCGCTATATCGGTCCGGTTGTGGTCTTGCAAACTCCGCTACTTGGTTCACGCGAGTTTGAATGATCGCACTCACTAAGGGCATACGCGCAAGGCTTCTTAAACTATCGTAGCTTAGCCCGCCGACTGTTCCATGATGTGTGTCGTTTAACAAGCCGCTCATGTGCGTTGTTGAGTATTCAACATCGTAAGGATTAAGCTCATAAGCTCGGCTTTGGCTCCCTTTTACGAGGCCAAAATCTTCAAATGTTTTTTTTATATCGTCGTTCATCTGTCACATTCCAACGGTCTATAAATAAAGCTCACTTCGTCAACTGATCTAAAGCGCCTAATCACTCCTTCTTGTCGCTTTGTACTCCGCGGGGTTTCTCCGTAGGCGTTCCCTTCAATCGTCCACGCACCGCTAAAATCGGGTTCTATTTTTTCAATCAATGTAATGTGGTCCCCCCATTTTTTTTTACTTCCGACAATTAAAAGGTCGCCGGCACGCGCTTTCTCTAAGCTCTCAATCTCGCGCTTTGTCCCTTTAGCCCATTCTCTAAGCCTGTATGTGCTCGGAAATGATGTTTTTCTTGTTGCCCCACTTACGCTCTCTTTCCAAGCCCACGCTGCAAAGCAACCGCACCATGCAAATTTTCTATTTTTATATGTATGAACCCATACCCATAAGGCGCCTTGCCGAATGTATCTGCCTAGAATCGGACCGGATCTTACTTCTTCTTTAGGCTCTAAGACATTTTGCCGCCATTCGCCAAGTGCAATGCTAACAGCGCGCTCTCCGTCCTCTTTGCTCTGGTAGTCTGTCGGCAAACTTGTATGTGTGGGTGTATCTAGTTTTTCAAGCAAATCTGCTCTTAACTCGCGCCGCTTCTCGTGATTCATCATGTATAAAGCCCTTATTTCTTTGATTGAGTTAGGGCTTATAATACACGTTATCTAAGCATTTTACTAGTCGCCCATACACTCGCACATAATGTTAAACTTGTCACAGCGCCTACAAATGCCGGCTTGATTTGAGGACAGTCTAATTCGCTCTTACAAGTGCTTCGTAAAACACTTAACTGTAAATCAAACTCTGTTAAAGCGCTGTCTAAATCCGCCTCTACTTGTTCTCTGAGCTCTTTCTCTTTTTCATAAGCTGCTTTCCACTGGTCACGTTCAACTTCAAGCGCCGCTAAATTTTCTTCTAAGCGGATATACTCTGAACGAGTAAAAGCTACTGCCGGCGCGTCAAGCTTACACCCTGCCGGTAGCCTTGTAATTTCATCTTCTATAAAAGCTTCGGGGCATTGAACAGTATAGCTTTTGCCTGTGCTGTCAATCCATGTCCCCGTAGGGCTCATGATTAAAATTAAACTCAGAATCGTCGATCTAACCATTTTTCTTTTTCCGCTCTCGTTTTTTCACGCGCTTGTTTTATTTCGTCACTCATTTGTTCTAAATTAACAGTCTGAGCGCTCTTTTTGCGTCGTTCTATTTTTCTTTTTTTCTGTTTAATGCTCTGCTGACCTATCGCAATGACCGCCGCTGCCGCTCCGGCGCTCTCCGTTCCCGCGTATATATAAATCAATACAAGGAGCGCAAGCGCCCCAAGCGCAATTAGTTTTTTCTGGTTCATTTTAATCTAGCTTTGTAATCTTTATATCTTCATAGATGTGTTTAATTATATGCGTGTTAGTAGCAGTCAAATGCGAAAATCTAAGATTTTTATTTGCACTACTAACTCCCAATCGTCCTTGTGATGTAAATTTCTTTTTCATCTTATAACATCTATAATTAACACCATTTTCAATGGTATCAGTCCAACTGTACGGATTATTAGATGCACTTGGAGAGGTATGTGAAGAAATAGGAAATTGTGGGTAGTAGTCTGCGCTGTTGTTGAAGTGATTTTGAGCGTGAACTCGCATATCTGTCGGACTTGCCGTACTCGATAAACTCACCATTATTTCATACTCAAGCATAAAAACACCTGCTTTTAATCCCCAAGTCATCACTGAATAACTTGCCGGTGTATCGTACAAATCAAATTTGTTTTCTTCGTATCGAGTGCCGGTTAAGTTGTAAAAACCAAATGAGCCCGTTTTAACAGTCCCTATACTAAAGTTTTCTTTAGTGCTTATTTGTGAATCAGTACCAAACCACCAACGCCCCCTGTTATAATTATACTGCGTTCCGCTTACGACATTTTCATGTCTGATATACAGAGTTTTTTTAGGTATATAAGTCATTTTTAAATCCTCAAGAAAGCTTTTTGCAAATCGCCTACTT